AAGATTAAGAGTATTAAAATCTCTCATCCCAAGAAAGTTAGTGTCATAGGTTGCTATATCAGTAATGTCATTTGTTATTAAGGTATCTAAATCTATATAGAATATATTACTATCAATAGGAAACACACCAGGTTTAAATAATTCCATCTTAGACCAATATATTGGCCAATTATGTTGCAGTGTTACCTTGTTTATGTTTTTATTTGTAAATTCATTAGGCATATCAGTTAAGCAATAAAACTCAAAATCTGCCTTAATGTATTTTTTACACGAATTATATATGTTATCAACATGTGCTTGTGTGTATGTACCACCTGATCTGAATACTGTTGCTATTTTTAAATTCCTATTAGATTTTTTAATAGCAGGTGGATTAGGATAATACTTAATAGCAAAATAATCCTCATATATATCCTTCCATGTTGGAATTAATGGTCTTTGTTTAGAACCGTATGTGTATAGATAATTATCTTTAACAAAATCATCCCATACCTTAGCGGCTTTTGTTAATGATACTTTACCAGGCTGTGATTTAATTTTTGCCTGATACCCTTCATGCTTCTTAAAAAAGAAAATAGATCCCCAAGACATTAAAGGTTTTAGTTTATCTCTTATTTTTAAATGAGCTTCTCTATCATTAGCATTAACATCAATATACACAAATGATATTTTATCAGATGTTACTTGATCAATATTACTGGCATATATAGTTTTTCTGAAGTTACATTTAAAATGTGGAAGGTTATGTAATCCGGATCCTAAAATTACAATATCACCTTTAATCTTTTCGGTGTATTTAATGTTATTTAAAAACATTTCATGCATTACCTGAGTTTTTCTTATCTCAGGATTAGCAGCCTTTGCTACTGGTACTTTCTTTACCTTGGTTGTATCAGTAGGAGACACGGGCCGAAGTATTCGGGTAGGTCTTTTTACTATAGATTGATTTTTAGGCGTTATTACAACCTTTCTTATTTTTCTTCTAGCCATTTTCGTAATTAAATGTTTTATATGTTGGGTGCATAATTGAATAGGGTGATAACTGAGTCCATATATGAGGGTATCCTAATCTCTTATATTCTGCAATATCAGCTAATGCCTGGTGTCTAATTTTATTATCAACTTCAGGCGAGCTGTTTTTTCTGGTCATTCCTTGATAATGTATTACCGGAGAGCTTAAGGCAACTGCCACGTATAAATTTTTCCTTCTCATCATTTCATAAATAAAATCATCTCCACAATAAAATTTTAAAGTTTCAGGAATAGGCTCCCATGTTTCAGTCTTAATAGTTAAATCCCAGCCTTGTCTTACATGAAGAGTTGTAGGTAATACTTTATAATCTAATTTAGATTTTACTGTTTGATATTCATTATGATTAGTTGCATGTATAACGCAAGATACATTACCTTCTCTCTTAAATATAGTCAAGGTATCATCTATAAAATTAGTAGGAATTTCTATATCATTATTTAAAAAGGATGCATATTTATACCTAGGATCATTAGCATACCTATTCCATATTTTATTAAGAGATTCATTATCAGGATTTTTAATTATAGTATGAGGAGTCTTTTGTAACAAACTCTGAATAAATTCATCTGTGCCTGGTTCAGTTGATGCATTATCAATTAATACCAAATCAAAGTTTCTATTACTCTGAAGGCTTAAGTCTTTCATAAGAGATTTTGTATATCTCAAACAATTTCTATTTACTATTACAACTACTAATTCATTCATTACGCGTTTCCTCTGTTTTGTCTGCTTGCTTGAAAATGTTCAATAACCGGTTTTACACTAGGATACATAACTTTCATACTATCAAATATAAATGTATATTCAGGTGGAAGGTTTTTTACATTAAGATTTAATTCAGATTTCATAGATGTAATTGCACTACCTAAATTCCATTGTTCTAAATTATTTCTATTAGCCCTTTCTTTTACATTAATCTTTTCCCAAGTTTCGCATAATTTCATAACCCTATCATTATTAGCTAAAAATATAGTACCACTTAAACATTCGTTTTTTCTCCACCTAAAGTCTTGGTATCGTAAACCAACATCACATGTGTAATCTTTAAAATGAATAGGTATGGAATGAACAATAGCATCAACATCGATGTATACTAAATTTTTATCTTTATGCTTTACTAACATCTGCTGTAAAAACTTTGCTTTAAATCTAGTATTATCTTGCCAATTACCTACGCTTGCTATAGGTACAATATCATGTAATAAATTTAGTTTCTTTAAGGATGCTTTGAGTTTTGCGGCTTCAGTTTCATACGGAGTATTAAATGTATAATAAGCAACAAAAACAATATCCTTCATCATATGTGAACTTTCACTAAAAAATTCACCATGTACATTTTGAGTATTCTTATCTGGGTTGACCACTGATGCTTGCCTATTTATTTTATTAACGGTAGTAGATTCAATTGTATCTCTACTATTTTTAGGTTTAATAAACACCTTTGGTATTCTGCGTCTAGGCATCCTGTGTTTTGTTTTTTTATTTATTCATACTAAAAAAGAGAGGATCTCTCCTCCCTTTTCTAAAACTAATAAGAAGTAAGATTTACTTTACTTTCATAACAACAGGTTCAACTGCTTCAGCTTCTTCAGTTTCTTCATTCATTACAGCATCTGTGTTTTCACCTTCTGTTGTTGGTGGTACAAATACTCTAATTGCTTTAGATACCATTTCAGCATCTTCTAATGTAAATGCTCCTTTCGTCTGTGCAATTCGCGCAGCTTGAATAAGAACATTAACAGCTTGCCCATGAGTTAACTCTGCAGAGGTAGCTTCTTGGTTTTGTGTAGTTTCTTTTGACATAATTTATAAATTTGTTTATTATTATATACCTAAAAATAATTTAGTTTCACAATATTTCAATATCATTTTCTAAATCTTTTTTGGTTGGTATTGTAACATATAGTATACCTTTATCTACCTTGGCTTTAATTTTCTTTCTATCAAAATCATCAGGCAAACCAAACCTTTTATTTAAAGGTGGAGTCCACTGGTTATCTTCACTTTCAATTACAACACTTAGGTCGTTCTTAATAAGTTTAATTTTAATATCTTCTTTATCAAAACCAGGAACTGGCATTTCTAAAATGTATTTACCATCTTCTTTATCAAAATGGTATTCTTTAAAGGGATTTTTAATTTTATCTAATTCTCCCCAAAACGGATGGTCCTTTAGGATCTCATCAAAATTTGATTTAAATGCAAACATAATTTTTAATTAATTTTTAGTTATAACAAGGATTAGTTCCTTATTAATTAATATACTGAAAAAACCGTGCCATAAGTGAAATAGCACGGTTTTTCGGAAATATTGTCATCTTTCTATGTTTGACTATGACATTGTGTCAAGATAAGAGTTTATAAAGAAACTAACATATCCATTAGTTCAGGCTGAGGAAACATATCAGATTTAGTTTTACGAACATTACTATGTGTCCATAATCCTTTATGTTTTCCATCTAATACATCTTGATTAAATTCAAATGCATCAGCACCTTTTACTTTAATAAGAGCAGGTAATCCAGCTCTCACGTCTATGTTATCTCTTTCACCAACCCAAAGTATCCAATCTCTTAGTACCTCAATTTGTTTATCAGAATAACGATGCCATGTTTTATGGCCTCTAAAAGGTTTTGCTAATGTTACGATTTGATTAGGATCAGCAATTGTACCTGCATAAGTTTTTCCATTTTTAATCCAGCCAAAATTATTAACTTCAATACCTACTGAATTTTTATGCATAAAACTTCTACCTGTACCTAAGTGCCAGCCCCAACCACCTTGCGGCATACATTGAACTAATTCACCATCATATTGATTATCATTACCTTTAATTGATTGTCCTCCTAATACAAACTCAGTAGCAACCTTTCCTCTTTTGTCATTAGCCCAATGATTTATTGTTCTAAAAGGATTATTCCAACCGGCTGTATGGTGAAGGAAAATATATTCAGGTTTACTACCTGTCATATATTCATCAGATGGTAAGTAATGAGAATGAATAATTAATCCATCCCCTGCTTCTTCAACAAGTTCTGAATTATCAGTACTAGCAATACCCATAGCGTTCCAAGTGGCAGGACCAACAATGCCATCAACCACCAGGTCATTTTCTTTTTGCCATACACATACTGCGTTATGAGTTTTTTTACCGAATTTACCATCAATAACTATTCTTAAGAATTTTTGTATTTCTTTAACTTCTTTTCCACAAGAACCAATTTTTAGTACCATAACTTTAATTAATTTGTTTTATTTATTCTTTCCTCTCTTTTCATAGTATTCTTCATAAACCTCAATTAAGTCATCTACTACTGGATCTCTATGGTTTTCAAATAGAGTTATAGAAACAACGTTCTTTACTTTTTTACCTTGATTATATAAAAACTTAAATCCTGAATCTCTTCTATTTTTTAAATCTACTTGCCCATCATCACCACATACAATCATTTTGGATCTTAGTCCTATTCTTGTGGCAATCATTTCCATTTGAGTCATAGTAACATTTTGTGCTTCATCTACAATAACACAGCTATCTAAAAATGTTCTACCTCTCATAAATGCAACTGGTACAATTTCTATTTTACCTTCTTTTATATACGGATCAATTTTTTCTTTACCATATAATAGGTACATGTTTTGGTAAATAGGCTGAACCCATGGATCCATCTTTTGATGAAGATCTCCAGGCAAAAAGCCGATCTCTTCTTTTGATACGGTTGGTCTTGTGATTATGATTTTTTCATAGTGTCTTCTAAAAAGACCATCTAATGCTACTTGGCAAGCTAATAGAGTTTTACCACTACCTGCTTTACCGGCTAATACTGTTACTGTGTTATTTAGAATTTGTTCTTTTGCAAGTTTCTGTTCTTCATTTAAAGATATGTTAAATTTTATAGGATTTTTCACGATTCGTTTTTGACGAAAGACTTCGTCGTCGTATGTTCTAGCTGGCATTTGCGAATATTTTTTTTACTTTAAGAGTTTAGTTTCTTAAGGTTTTGGTATATACTTTTTCTTAATCGCAATGGAATTGTCTAGCTTCGTATTGAGAGATTCATTGTTTTCCTTAAGTACTTTTTCAACATGACGGACTTTCGTCTTACTTGTTCTACTTAGCTGCTGTGCTTCTAGTTCAGTTTTTTTTTCTACAGCAGGTTTAATAAGCATTACATCATCTTCAGTTTCCTTAGGTATATTGGATGATTCCTCGATAACCTCTTCTATTATTTCCTTGGGTTGATCATTGATCTCTTCGGCAGTATTTTCCGAAATTTCTTTTTTAGGTAATTCAGTGAGTACTTCTTCAGTAACAGTTTCTTCAGGCTTTATATAATCAGTAAGAGATTTAATAAAACCTAATGCAACTAATGGAAGTATAGCTCCACTTACAATGGATAGTACTCTTTTTTGGTAAATAGGTTCAGCTTCTTCTAATCCAAATAATTCAATCCAACCCATATAATTTTCTAAATTAATAAAAGCATGAAACGAGTTAGCCATCATTTGGAATCCAGTAAGAAGTAAAAATAAACTCCATACCATTGTCTTGTTTGTTTTATCTAATATTACAATTGCAGCAAGAGAAGCCGCCGCACCTAATTCAAAGCCAATAGCTAAAGCCCAGTTCATTAAACCGTCATGTGCTAAATCAAAAAAGGCTACAGAATTAATCATAGAAATTGTAGCTACTAAAAAATATAAGCTAACAAATATTCCTATTATAGATAAGTGTACTAATTTTTCTTTTAAAGTTTTCATATATTATTTTATATTACACCTGTTACAAATCCACCTGATCCACATCCAGAATCGCCACCATTTTTTGCGATTTTAGATTCAAGTATTGTTGCAACCCACAGACAAGGTATACCGTATACTTCTTCAAACCCTGTTGGGAAAGCTCCAGTAGGACCTACACCTGTTGGTGTTCCTGTTTCAGGATAATGACCACCTGGACATTCAGTTAATAATATTTCTGCTGAAATTGCTCCTGGGCCAGTAGCCTTTGTACATGCTGCTGATAAACATATTCTAATTAAACCTTCATTGTGTATGACACCTGAAGTATCAGTAAACTGTAAAATATCTATAAGGAATCCTTTTGAACCTGATGGGATAGAAGGCCACCAAAAATTTGCAACTACACATTCCAATTCATTCGTTAGCTGAATTTGTATATCACAAAAATTATCTAAGTTAAGAGGTAAATCATTTGATCCAAATAACTGTATGTCTATGCATGCAGTAGTACCTTGCATTATATACTTAATACAATCTACCTGTGCAATTATTCTACCGCAATAGGTTAACGAACATTGAGGATCACTTGGAGTAGGAACTCCTGGAATTATAGGTACTCTACTAGCCACATTTAGTCTTCTTTTTCTTCTAATGCATTGATAGAGATTCTTTCTTTATCAGAAATTTCTTCAATTCTTAGAGTTTTCCAAGCAGGAACGGTTTTGATAAGATATATCATTTCCTCCTCATTTACTAGTTGAGATGATAATGTATCAATCTCTGTAGTTAAAATTCGTTGTTCTTTTTTGATTCTTTCTACTTCTGAATCAATACTACATGATTTAAAATAAGTTAGCAACATTAATGCTAAAACTATTTTAATTCCATGATCTGCAAAAAATTTGTTAAATTTACTCATTGTTTTATTTTTTAAATTCTTGTTTTGGTTTTGCTGTATGTTCTGAACCTTTAGGTACTCTATGATAATTTTGAGTAGACCAAGGATCATCTTCTTCACATTGACAATCATCAGAATGTTCTCCACATCTAGGGCATTCTTCTTCTACTTTTTGTAAATACTCCTCAGCATTAGCCTCGGCTTCTTTATTTGCAGAATCTTCTGGATCATGATCCTCTACATGTTTAACCTTTTTATGTCTTACATGATCGAGTTCTTCATTAATAAAATCCTTAAATGATTTAATTGCCATTTAGTTTTTAATCTTTTTTTATATATTCTCGTTTAATGGATACTTTTCATGAAACTCCTTTACTAAAGAAAGGAATTTCTTTCCATAAAATGATATATCATCAAATGTCATTTCAAATACTTGCGGAAATGCGTCAGATTCATTACTAATCCAAATCTCACCACCTTCTGGTTTAACACCATGCATTTCCCAATAAGCTAAAGAATATGCAGCAATTTGCATTTTATAATTTTCAATCCAACCTTCTCTTTTAGGTTTCTTTGAAGATTTAAAATCTAAGACGACTAGATGAGCTTTTTTATTCTCATAAATAATATCAACTCTACCTGCATAACCACCCATCTGAGGTGAATGTAATGTATCTTCTATGGATACTACTTTAGCTATCCTGTCAAAACATTCATTATTATAAAAATTAAAGAAGAGTTTTCTACCTACATTAGTTTCTTCCTCGGTAAAACCATTTTCTTTAACAAATGGTCCTATAAGGGTTTGTGCTTCCATTAACCTTTCTCTAACAGTTTCTTTTTCTGAACCTAAAAAGTATTCACAAAACTGATGCATTACAGTTCCTCGGTTTGCGGAGAACTTAGAAATTCTGTCTGCTTCTTTATCACCTACACGTTTTCTCCATTTATCAATTCCTGATTTATCAGTCATTGCCCCTAAGATAGTAGTTACCGATGGATACTTAATACCTTTACCTAAGTTATAGTATCTTTTGCCATTTATAGTTTCTGTTGTTGCTAAGGATTCAGCTGTTGCCATATTATTGTTTTTTACCTAGAAATGTTTCTTGCTCTGCTTTCGTAGGATAACCTAGTTCTCTTTTACATTCAGAGCAATATTTTTTCATAGAGTTTGATTTATCAAATTGTACAAAGGTTTCGCCTTTGTGCTTACATTCGTTTTGTATTTCTTCTTTTACTTTTTCGAGATGGTTAACTTCCTTCTCTATTTTATCAACCTGTTTTCTTAAAATATTAGGATCATCAGTTTGTTCCATAGTTCTATAATTTTTTCCTGGTTATGGCTAAATAGAAGATATAGGAGTCTTAGTAATAAAATTAAACCAGCAGTCTTAAACGCTGATACTAAGAATGGCCATAATTTAAAATATTCTCTATCTGGTGATAGCACTAAAAGAAAAGAATCTGTATTGTTAATTTTTTCAAATTCAGGTGATACATAATCTGCAATACCTAATTCTAATAAAAATTTATCATGTTCTCTTAGTTTCATCAAGACATAACCTTCTTGTGAAATTGGTGCTGTTGCAACCTCTTCCGGTAAATTAATCACGGTGTAGATTCTTCCAATCCAATCTACCCTAAAGCCTTTTTCTTTTAAGGCAACTTCCTCAGTCTTGGCAACCTTTCTTATTTGCCACCAAATCTTGAGTTCTTTGTAAACTTTAATTATATACATATCGGTTTGTTTATTATGTATTTAGGCATCAGCAAATAGTTTCATCCCTTCGAGCTGTTTTTTAACTATTTTCCTACCCCTAAATATTCTGTTCTTAACTGTTTGTAAATTTATACCCTTTTCGGACTCTATCATAATATCTAAAATATCTTGATATGATCTATGATTTAAAAATCTTTCTATCATATATCGCTTGTACATCGGAGGCAACGCATTAATAGCCTCATGGGTTAATCTAACCTGTTCATCTAAAGTTGTTTGTTCATTTTCCCAATCACTATCAGTTTTAGGAAGATATGAATCATGTCTTAGAGTAATAGAAGGTTCCATTGGCGGTTCAACACCAGCATCAGTAAATACATTCATACTTACTTTCTTATTTCTAAATCTAATCCAACCTATACATTCATTATATGCAATACGATATGCCCATGTAGTAATTTGGTAATCCTCGTTGTATTGATCAATTTTTAAATATACGGTTGTTAATGTATGAGATACTATATCATCAGAAATTAAAGGATCTTTAATAATATTATTGACATAGTTCCATAGACCTGGTCTCATCTTATGATAAAGCTCATTATATACTTTTTCATTTCTTGTCTTTTTGAACTCTGTTGCTAGTTCCTTGTAGGTTTTCTTTTTTGTTTTACTCATTTATAAAATCTTTAATGGTTAAATAATTTACTGGTGTATAATTCCAAAAATCTGTACATACGTTTATTCTATTCATTTTAGACAAGTCAGTCTTATGAGAAAATATTGTATGACCGTGAAAGTGAAGGGTACCTGAATCTTTACCATTCCATACATCTAATGGATAGTGGCAAATTATAGAATCAAATTGAGGTAATTCTACAATCTGATCTTCTAAAATAGATACATTTTCAAATTCATGTTGAATATCTAAAAAGGCCTCATCAGCACTACCTATCATAAAATAGATTTGACCATTGAGTCTTTTTAGAACAGCTCTTGCGGTTTGTGGATCCCATGCAAAATTTCCTAGATGAAAAACAATATCATTTTTCTTTACTGCCTTATTCCAATTTTTAATAAGTGCAGCATTCATTTCATCTACATCATTAAATTTTCTATTAGCAATCTGAAGTATTTGTGGTCTACCGAACCAGGTATCAGATGTTATATAAAAATCATTAAGGCTTTTTAAATCTTTTTGCATAAGTTTTTGTTTACAGATTAACTGTTATAATACAAATATAATAAAATTAGTTGGGAACTGAAAATTATATAAGAACTTTTTTCTAATTAAAGAATAGTTTCTTTTCCATCAATAATATCCTGATAATTAACGCAGCACTTAGATCTTTTAATTTGATCCGCATTTTCTTTAAGATTAATTTTATAAATAGGCTTAATGTATTCTTCATTTAAATGAGTCTTAAATTCTTGTGGTAATTTCTCATCATAGAAATCTTCATACACTTTAACATATACTCTTGCCATTTTATCTGCTGCCATACCAGATGCTGAGTTAATTTCGGCAACCCAACAATCTCCACTCTTATCAATCATTAAATCGATTGACCAAAGACCAAGTTTTAATTTTTCTCTAACCTTTTTACAGATATCATTTACTTTATCCATAAAATCTAATTTACTCATATCTTGATCTACATAAGTAAATTCGGTTTGTTCATCGGCTTCTTTATCTTTAATTTCATTTTCATTTAAAGAAACTCTCTCATGAACTAACACAGGATCTTCATTCATTAGTAAAACTCTAAATTCTCTATCAAGATCTTTTGCCTCAGAATAGTTTTCAAATTTACCTTTACTTTTTTCTAAGTCTTCATAAGTATCAAAAATCTCAATACCTAAACCAGAATGACCGTCATCAGGTTTTGCAATAATAGGAAATTCTAAATCTTTTGCATCTTCCTTTTTATAAACTGCCTTTGGAATAAAATCAGTATCTTTAAACATTTTATAAAAATCACTCTTATTACCACTAACCTTCATTGCTTCTGGTAAGTTATACATAACATCCTCTGATACATTGTATCTCTTTAGAAAATCTAAACCTTCTTTTGAATTTCCACCATAATAAATAAGAGGTAGCTTCGGATCAACATCAAGGTCTTTTTTATAATCACCCTTTGCATAAAATGAATTAAATAGGTTGTCTAAACATACGTCGTTTATTTTACCATAAATTCTTTTATTGTTTTTACCAGTAAGACCTTCTATCTTTTCTCCTGCTAATATAAAATTAACCTTCTTAAGATAGTCTTCATTATTAACTGATTCACTAATACCAAAATGAGATGATTGAGTTCCACCAATTGGTTCTACTTGGTCATCAGCCCATGCTTTAAATTCTTTTTCATTTCTAAATATAAACTTATCAGCTGATAACTTAGTATTAGTTAGAGTAATTTTACTTCCTTTTTGAATAAGCTTATATTCTTTACCACCTATAGTAATATCAGCTGATTCATTAAAGCCTCTTTCTTTAGCATCATTCTCTACCCATTCTTTATCTTTAGCAGATAACTTTCTAAAGTCTTTATTGAATCTATGGAATGCTATTAAATCATGAATATCATCCATGTTATAACCTTTCTCAAGTAAAGCTTCTTTTAATAAATCTTCTCTACCTAATTGTTTATATACTTCTTTTCTGGTTTTCTCCATCTTTTCAGCATACTTAGGATCACTCTTTCTATTAAAAACTACTTGCTGAGTTAAAGAACCGCTAATTTTTTTAACATCTTTATTTCTGGTTTTAATTAACCATGCAGCCAAATCTTTTATAGAAAGATCTTTAAACCTACCGTTTGCATCAGGTGCATCAGAGTCATGCCAATCAGGAGCTCCTGCTGGTTTCTTTTCATTTATGAACTGTTCAAATAATTTTAAGTACTTCAAAACAAATTTTATTTTGTTTATATATTTCCGAAGATTGCATCAGATATCCATTGATGTAAAAGATCATCATGTTTATCTACAGTACAACTTGCATTACCATTAAATACTAAATCATTCATTTGGAGAACTTCTTCTTCTAATTGGTTTAAACCATTTAATGCTTTACCATTAGGATCAATTAAGAATTCTCTCATATCTGGGAATGACTGAGGATTAAATGATTTTTCTAACATTTCACCTACAAGATTAAAATGCCTTTCATATAAATGTAATGAATGTGCGATATGAGTATAAGTACCTAATTCTAATTCTGGGTAGTATTTTCTTAGATGCTCTAACATTTGAATTTGTAATAAACAAAAGAATGCAACATCAGTAGGCATACCTAGAATTAAATCATTAGACCTCATATCTAATGTAAAGTTTAATTTATTATCTCTTATTTGAAAAACTCCATTAAGAGTACATACAAAATCTTTATTACCATTCCACTGATGAGAAGGTTTATTAAAATGTATAATTGCCTGTCTTGAGTCTTTATCTTGAATTAAAGAATCTAATGCCCATTGGTATTGATTCCTACCATCTTCTAATTCTTCAGTAAAGATAAGATTACCATAAGCAGAATTAACTGAGCCATCTTTATTTTTAATTTGATCCCAGAATTTTGCATAAGGTGTAATAAAGTCAGCATCTTTACGACCGGTAAAATACCATACTAACTCTGCTGCAATATATTTAAATTGACTACTCCTACGAGAATTCTCATATAAACAATACCTAGGATCTTCGATAACTAGTGCTGCATCAGATACTTCAAATATCTTCATACCTCTAGGTGAGGATTGATATTGTGGGTTATACAATATATCGTTTAATGCTAATTCATAAGCATCGGCAAATGTTTCTCCGTTATAAACTCTCATTTATTTTTATTTAGTTTTTCTTTTACATTTTTATATGCCTGATCAATCACGTCTCCGTAATCTGCATATTTCCATTTCTTAGGATTATCTGTTCTTAATCTTTTAGATTCTATAAAAACTAAATCCTTAATACCTTCGTAGTGTGCTTGGTAAAGTATATCTTCTGCTGACATTATTCAAATAAATTTAATTGTTTAGGTGATCCTGTGATAGTATTTTCATGCTTTAAAAAATCTATGATAATATTAGATACTTCATCAGCACTCATTGTACCTAGATGTATTTTTAATTTATTTTTAATTTTACTTAAACGATGAGCTCTATTAAAACCATCAACTTCTGCTTTTACTTCTTCTTCATTACCATAAAATGATAAACCATCATCTCTCTTTAAAATAGTATGAGGATCATTAGTTAATGTTATAAGATAAAGTTCTTCTCGTAAAGAATGAACATATTGCTTTTCAATATCAAAAACATAATCTCCTGAATATTCTCGGTAAAGAGGAGAATAAACACTTTCACCTAAATGAGATCTGTTAAAGATAATATTAATATCTTTATCTTTAGAAAGGATCATAAGCTTAAACATATCATCATACAGCTTCTGTGAATATGTAATATGTTTTTCTTTATCATCTTTAAAAGGTAAAGAAGAATAATGTAATTTTTGAAATACTAAATCATTTACTTTTTTAATGATAAGATTTTGTTGAGTGTCTTTACCTGTATTATCGGTACCCTCTATGATAATGAATTTACTCATTGTTTTATTTTTATATAGTTAAAAGTTAGAATTGTTTATTTCTAAATCAAAATCAGTAAAATTTTCAAAGTCTTTGTTGTCTGCATCCATTCTACGGTCAATGGAATCACCAGGCATTTCTCTGGCTTCTAACCGTTTTCTTCGGATCTTTTCATCAACATTTAAGTATATGATAGTACATTCTTTTCTATCAACAGGATCAATGTGACCTATACCTTTAGGTGTCATAATAAATAGGTTACAGCTTGTGGTAAATTGTCTTTGACTAGTACCGTAGTACCAACCATTAAATTCAATCCATTCATACCAGTAACCTTGATTGATTTTTCTCTTAAAACTTTCATCAGTTAAAAAGAAATAATCTTTACCATCAATTTCACCTTCTCTAGGCGGTCGAGTAGTATATGAAATTCCATATTGAAAACCTCGACCGCTAAGGATCTTTCTCATGTGATCTTTTCCAGCAGCAGCCTTTCCTACTAGGATAACTTTATTCATTATTTAGAATCTTCTTTTTGAGTTTCAAAGGTAGTTTCTAATCTTTCTAAACAATCTTCTGCCTCTGCTAAAGATTTTGTTTGTTCAACCATTTCATCAATAATCTGTGGATGTTCTCCAATACCAACTGGGTTAGTTAAGTATACAGTTAATGTTGCGATTGCTTTTGTTTTTTGTGCTACGAATTGAGCCTTAAGCGCTTCATAGAGCGCGTTTGAATTTGTACTTGCCATAATTTAATTTATTAAAAGTTGAGTGTGATCGTAATTATTTTTTATTTGTTCGTTAAAGAATTTACCTTGAGATTCTGCTTTACATAGATTGTCATAAACATCAGGTTCTACATTATTGTATTCATAAAGTGCACCTGAATTAAATTCAATCTTTAAAGACTTGTTAGGGAAATTGTAAATAACTCTATTTATCATTGAAGAGTCTACTGAGGAGTTTTGTTCTATCATCATTTTTCTAATTTTATAATATTATAAAGATCTATTGCTTGCTTTATTGTTAACTGTTTAGTTTGTGCAATCCATTTCCATGCTTTGCTCTCATCATCAGTTTCGCACGCGGATACATGTGTTCCGTTTTTTGTTGTGAATTTAAATCTCGCCATAATACTGTTTATTTTTATATTGCTTTTTCTTAAAAGGTTTACTTTATTTTATAGCTTTCTTTAAAGTTTCTAAATCAGAAAGATACATATCTTTAGGATTAGTACCTTCTATGATTTTCTTTTCAGCTTTCTTATCAGCTTCTTGTTTTAATAACTCATCAAATCTTTCTTTCGTTAAAGAATAGATAGGCATATTTAAAAGATAGTTATATGAACCATCAACCTTATCAAACTTATTTGCTTCTAAATAAAGTATAATAGATTTCTTAGGTGCATTGTTTACAGTAAGTTTACCATCAATAATATCTTTTATGAACCTTGCCTTATTTGAAATAATAAGTAATTCTCTCACTAACTTTGCAATCAGATAAGCCTTTCTAGTATCATACCATTTTAATCTTACTTCTACAAAGTGATTAACTATTTCTTCAACTTTATTGAAAATTTTAAGTTTACCGTTTTCATCTATAGTTGTAAGGTTTTCAGTTTCTTGTGTATTAATTTTTAATAAAGCTTCTAATTTATTTCTACTTACATAATCTTTAAGAATGGCTCTTTGGAACTTAAGTACATATTCTACTTGCCCTGATGAATTATCATCATACCCTGATATGATTCTTTTCTCGGTTAAATTATTTAAATGTTCTTCATATCTTTCATATGTAAAACCTGGAGGAATTTCAGTTACTTTAACTGTTGTTGTGTTTAGCACCTCATACAACCCACTTATCTTCCATGTTTTTGGATTAACTGTATCTCTGGTAAAAGTGCCGCTAAACTCTTTTAACCAAGGTGCTAAGACTGGCATCTTTTTACCCTTAAGAACAGCGATGCATGCATTAACAACATCTTTAGGATTTCTATTTAAAATATTTGTAGCAAAACCTACGGCAATACCGGATGAACCATTTAAAATTACAGTTGGGATAATAGGTAAGAAGTATTCAGGTTCAATCTTTTCACCTTCTTCTATTTTATTTTCTAATAATTCAAAGTCTTTATAAAGTAACCTAAAATTAGGATGTAACTTTCCACTAATATAACGAGGTGCACCTGCGGATGGAGATCTTAAAGAACCGAATTGTCCTATCCCATCTAAAAGAGGTAAAGAGTTTTTGAACCCTTGTGCCATACCTACCATAGAAGATTCCAAGGATGTATTACCGTGGTGGTAATATGCCTCAGCTGCTACTCTACCTGCAAGTTGAAAAAGTTTCATAGGTTTTTCATTACCACTTTTCCAAATTTTGTTTGCAATATAAACTACCTTTCTTTGTGTAGGTTTTAATCCATCTATGCAACTAGGTATAGCTCTATTCTCAACAACATACTTAGCATACTCAAGATACTCCTTATCAAAAAAATCTGTTACTGTTCTTTTACTCATAGTTAAAATAATGATTTATCACTTGTCTTATAAATTAATTCTTCTCCTAGAATCTTTTTCTTTCTTGGTTCAGAATCTTTGGAGAACCATGTATCTAATGTATTATCAAAATCTTTGTCTTTAGTTAAAGTAAAGGTTTTAGGATTACTAATAATTTCTTGGTACTCTTCATTCTCCAAGGCAGCAAGACCTTTCTTATATTCAATCGACCATGATGATAATGATCTTTGTTTAGATTCCCATTCTTTATAATCATCATCGGAATAAAAACTTAATGTCTCTTTACCTTTCTTAGCAACCATAAGAGGAGTTTCTACCTTTAAGACTCTACCTTGTTCAAATAATTCTGGCCAATATTTACCTAAGAAATTAATTAACAAAGCAGAAATAGAATTACCATCTACATCAGCATCAGTATACAATAATATTTTACCGTATCTTAAATCTTTAGGTTCATGACCTATCTTTAAACCTAGCGCAGCCATAAGAGATTGTACTTCTTTGTTTTGTACAACCTTAGAAGGAATAGATTCTCTTACATTTACAAATTTACCCCTAAGTGGAAATGCACCTTGCATATTAGGATTTCTATATTGCCTAAATGCAGATGATGCAGAATCACCTTCAAAGATTGCAAGAGTACAGTTGCTTCTATCGCCTCTCTTTTTTGCATCAATTAATTTTACAACCTTTTTCTTATCTAAACCTTTATTTAATTTTCTAAGCTTAGATCTTTCATCAGCGGCTTGCTTTTGTTTAATCCAATCTAATACTGATTGAATTATTTCTGAATTTAAAACTTGTCTTAATGTCTTATCAGAAAGTACATGAATACTACCGAAGTCTTTAGGTTCAGTAATAAGCTTCTCTTTTGTTTGGGATGAGAAGGCTGGGTTAATAATTGTACTATTAATAAAAAGGTATAAGTGATTTTTTAGTTCTGATGGTTTTACATCAACTCTATGCTTTCTTTTAATCTTATCCCTAAGGAATTGTGTAATTTGCCAAGTAATGTTATCTACATGCTTACCGCCATCTTTTGTTTCAACAGAATTTACAAATGAGATTGCTTTAAATCCTGAAGTAGAATGACCTATACCTATTTGCCAATTTTCTGATTGCTCATAAAATACTGGTGTGGTATATAATTCAGAGTATTCTTTAAAAGATTTAAAAGTAATAGGATCTTCATTTAACCATATTTTTAATTTAGGATTACATGCAGCAATATCATAAAGTCTTTTTTCAATCATTTGAATTGAAGCCTTATCAATCTTACTCATACCAAATCTTTTAAAATCTGCAATGTATGAAATTTCAGTAAATCCTTTCTTTTGTGGTTTTATGGCAGGTTTAGTTTTCTTTGCCATATTATTTGAAAAGGTTTGTGTAAATCTTTTCTTCTTATCACAAGTATCAATTGTAAATTCTTTACTGAATATATTTGTTAATGTACTACCTACACCGTTAGTTCCTACAACAGTTCTTTCTTCGGTATCATCAAAATTACTACCTGTCTTTAGGTTACTGAAAATCATTTCAGGTACCCACTCATTATACTCTTTATGAATTTCTACAGGAATACCACCGTTATCCCAGATTGATATCTTATTAGTTTTAATATCAATGTTAACTTTTACTTGATTAAGCTTAGGATTTCTTTTATGTTCATCAACTGAATTAGATACGATCTCATCAAAGAGTTTTAAGAAACCTGGATTATAGGTAAGTTCTTTAGGTACCAATTTCCAACTCCTTCTATCTAAAAGATAAACTTCTTCAGTATGAGGTTTAACAGAACCAATGTACATACCTGGTCTAAGTAATACATGTTCTGTATCTGTAAGTTTCTGATATTTCTTTTCAATGCTTACTGCCATTCTTTAGATTTATTTTTATATTGAAAAATTTTAAAAGGTTTAATTACCTACCAAATTCACTCCTTAAAATTGACTTGAGATATTGGCGGTAAATATCTATAAGTGCCGACCCTTTAGTTTTGTTTACCCATTTGTTATGATAAAGATTAATAAGCTGTTTGAGTGCCGGATAATGTATACTTTTATTATCTTTATGAGTTATAACTTTTTCTACCCATTTCATCTCATCTCTTCTTTCTTCTAACATTGATTGTTTTAACTTTTGATTGTTATCCATCCAAGCCCATTCTTTACCGCTATTAATCATATTTTATATTTTTACTAATCCCACCATGATTGTATATTTCTTTCTATCATTTTATATAATGCCTTTCTTGCTCTTTCTTGATTAAGATGAGCAACATTCATCGCAATTCTTCTTTTGTCTTCGAATGTTGTTTTACCTTCCAATAAAACATTTACGGTATTTGTATATACTTTAAAAGGACCTTCTCCGTCTAATACTCTTTTATAGATTAGTGGGTATTTTTTAAAGAACTCATCATATGTTTCTGATATGTAATCTGTTTCCATAGTAGAATAACCTTTATCATCTTCACATTGTACAAAGTAATTTTCAACAACTTCATAATCAAAATATTCCATTGCATATTCTTCATCACCTACAAGTTTCATTAACTTTAATGTGGTTCTGATTCTTTTAGCATTATCACCGGAGGACAGTGTATGTGCTTTATCTGATTCTAAGAAATCTGCAATCCTGCCTAACTGATGCGCGAATAATTCAGTAGCATATCTATAGTCAAAATCATAACCTTTCCAAATAATTGGTAAGTAATCTAAGACTCTTTTAACTTGTCTATATTTTCTTTTAAACCAATAGATCATTCTTCTTTTCCTTTATGTTTTTTCTTTCTTCTATATTTCTTTTTGTTTCTTATAGGCGTTGGTACACGAAGAGCATCAAACCATTCTTGTTGAGTTAACTTAACTTCTTTTAGTTTTTTACCTTCGTTGTCTTTTTCCATAGTTTATTTAATCCACTCTTCAAACCCATGTGTATAGGCATCAATTGGATCCATCTCTGGAGATTCATCTAATAGGTTTTCTGCATACTGCTTTACCTCGGCTCTTAAGCCAAACGCAGATGCTTCTGTTAGAATTTCTTCAATGTGTTCTTCTTCGGTGATCATTCGGTATGGTGTCGGTTCTTTCATATTATTTATGTAATGTTACAAATTCTCCGAAGTGTTTATCGAATATTTCTAACAGGTTATCGTAGTCTCCACCCATCATTTCAGTTGTGAGTTCACCTCTTTCATCTGGTTGATAGTGAAGTTGTTTTGCTAATTTTTGAGCCAGGCCGATTAATGAAAATGCATTACCGTCTGGTCCGCTTAAGTCTACATGGATTCTTTCAGATCCAGGCATTGGTTTTGTTGTTATTGCCATTATCTACTTTTTAAAGATTCAATTTTTTCTGTCCCGGTATTAATCATTCTAAATACTTGGTTCCACTTACCTTCATCAGCGATCCATTCAATATCATGTGGTGTATGTTTCATTTGCCAATTAGATAAAGCAAATCCGTTACCAGACATTTTAAAATCACCTTCTGAATTTTTCTTAAGTTTAAGGTAATGTACGTTATCACACATACAACTTACCGTCTTAATAATTACCTCTCTTGCTTCTTTCTTTACGGTTAACCGTGGAGGATTTTGTAGTAGTTCTTGATATTTAGACATATTCCGTTTGTTTAATTATATTATAAATATAATCAATTTAATTGGGAATTGAAAATAAAATGAGATCTTTTTTCTAAAAGTTATTAACAATTTAAATAACAGGGTTTTCAGCTCTCATTTTTTCTAAGAGTTTACGAGATATGATTTTTACCTCTTTTGAGAATTCACCCTTATCAATAATCCATTGAATATACCTTGCATCCGTTTCATAAACTTCTTTAAACGGTTTTCCTTTGTTTTTACCAAAGTTAAATACAATTTCTCGTTTACCGTTTATTTCAGCAAATTTATATTTACCACTAAGGTCTACTTGATCTTTTCTTGATTCATTTACAACATCATCAATTTCTTTTGCTGTTGTAGGCATATCATAAAGTTCTTTTTGCTTTTGAAATATTTCCATGGTTGCACGGATATCAACATCGGCTCTATGAGCACCTTCTAAATCTTTTCCTGTATATTTTTTATATGCAGTACTTAAATCTCTACGTTCATATTTTGAATAAATTAAAAAAGGATCTACTACAGCTCTTTGGCGATGCGAGAATGCAATACCGCTTCTCATAAATTCCTCTACGAGCATTGGTACATCAAAGTAAAGTGCGTTATATCCACCTAAGTCACTATCATCAATAAAGTCTAAAACTTCTTTTGCTATTAAATCAAATTGTGGTGCATCTTTTAATTGTTCTGGTGATATGCCATGCTTGTCCTGAGCTTCTTCTCTCATAACTGCATCTGGGCCGGGATTAACTAATGACTGAAAAGAATCTATTTCATTTCCTTCAGAATCGGTTTTTATCATTGCGATCTCAATAATTCTATCGCTACTTGTGTTTACTCCTGTGGTTTCTAAGTCAAACCAAACTATGTTTTTTACATTTTCCATATTATACTTTTAAACTATACTATTTCCAGACTCTCTCTGTTAAATTTTATATAGCTAAAATGTAAAAAGGTTTTAAGATTTTAGAAATTAATCTTCTACTACGATTTTTATTGATTGAATAGATGCAGGTAATTGACCCATAGTTGAATTAAGTCTTCCTAAAGTAGAGTTCATTCTTGCGAGTGTTTTACCCATACCGCCAGATTCTTTCTTCTCACCGCCTCCACCACCGAATACATCTGATATACTTCTACCAACTGAATCTCCAAAACTTTCACCTTGACTACTCATGATATCTTTTATCTCTTCAACGGCATCTGCTAATTGTTGATATGCTTTTGCATTAGAGCTTAATTCACCTGCACCTTTAAATAGTTTTGCAAAAGAATCAGCTTTCATGGAATCAATAGAATTTACAGCATTGGATATTGATTGTATATCAGTTGCAGCTTTGGCTAATGAACCGTCTTGTGCATAAGTGGATAATTCTGTAATAAATCCTTGCATATGATCTAAGTCAGTTCGGAATACAGGGTCTTTATAATACTTAGCAAAAGTATCACCTATAGAAGTAAACATAGATTCAATACCTTGTGCTATGGCTCCAGGATTTTCTAAATCTGCAAATGATTGTAAACCTGCGGCTATATCTGTTAATGCAGCACCAGCACCATCTACATTTTCAATACCTTTTTGAACTTTATTCTCATCCCATGAAAAAAGCCAATTACCATCGGTCTCTTCCATTCCTCCAATTCTCATAAAGGCACTACCTACAAATGATAGTGCATTTGTAACTGCTTTTGCAAGTTTACCTTTTTTACCAAAATCAACAGTGTCGGACATATCCGCAAATGTTTTTAATCCATTTGCAATATTGTTAAGTTCTCCACCAGCACCCTTTACGGCCTGAATACCTTTCTCTACAGTGTTTTCATCCCATGTAAATATAAACCATCCATCAGTTTTTTCCTTCTCCCCAATCGCACTAAATGCGGTTGATACAAAAGATAGTGAATTACTAACAGCCTTTCCAAGCTTACCTCCTGGACTAAAGTCAATTTGTTTTTCTACTAATTCTTGGAATGTTTTTAATCCTGATGCAATATTAGTAAGTTCTTTACCAGCACCTTTAACTGCGTCAACACCTTTTTCAACTTTATTCTCATCCCAGCTAAATGGTCCCCAGCTATCTGATTCTTCATACTTATCTCCACCAATAGTACCAAAAGCTTTACTAACAAATCCTAAACTATCAGCCACTGCTACTTGTAAGTATCCACCTTCTTGAAAAGATTCAGTAGTTAATCCATATTCTTTTTGTAAATCTAAGAACGCCTTTAATCCACTTGTAATATCTGATAGAGCTCTACCTGAACCTTTAACAGCATCAATACCTTTTTCAACTTTATTCTCATCCCAGCTAAATGGACCCCAACCATCCTCTTCTTCCATACCGCCAATTGTAGCAAACGCTTTACTTAAGAATCCTAAAGTATCTGCAATTGATACTGCTAAGAATCCACCTTCTTGGAATGCAGATGCATCTAATTTATATTTCTTTTTAAGATCTAAGAAAGCAGCCAACCCTTTTGTAATTTCACTAAGAGCTTTACCAGAATCCATTACAGAATCAATACCTCTCTCGGTAGCATTAGGGCTAAATGTATTTCCAAACACTGCACCGAATAATCCACCAGGGCTTGCAGGTTCTCCACCAGCTTGTGCGAATGCTCCACTAACAGAACCTAATGCAATTGCAAGTTCTTTAGAATCCTGCTCGTCAAATCCTACTGCCTTAAATTTAGTAAGACCTTTAGATAATTCTTGTAATGCTAAACCAGCAGCACCATACATAGCAGCAGCGGCTACACCTGCACCACTTTGTACAACTCTACTAAATACATTACCAATATTGGATAAGAAACCTGCCTCAGGATCAACTCCTGAAAATGCAGCTGCAACAGCACCTAATGTAAATGATAAGTCTTCGGCATCTTTTTTCGAATAGTCTACCTTTTTCATTGCAAGTAAACCTGGTGCCAATTCTTGTAATGCTAAACCGGCAGCACCATATAAAACAGGCCCTAAGAGAGCAGCACCTGCAGTTGCACCAACAGCTAATCCTGCTAATGCCATAATTCCACCTATTGCAATTAATATTCCAGACTGTACTAATACATCACCTAGGCCCAGTCCTTTAGTAGCTTCTGCAAATGGAGTATATCCTAAACTAAATACCATTAATCCTAAACCATTAACAGCCATCGCCAATGCACCCATTAAAATATTAGACATTCCAAACTTACCTACTAAGGCCGCTGCTCCACCGATTGCTAATATTACAGCACCTTGAATAAGAACATCACCTATTCCCATACCTTTAGTTGCAGCGGAGAAGTATATTAATCCTATAGCAAAAGGAATTAAAGCTAAACCTGTAAGAGTTAAGCTTAATGCTCCTCTTCTAATTTTTTTAGACCTTTTCTTACTACCTATCAAAGAAATAGCTCCAGGTATTAATACTAGTGAAGCTACCATACCTATTAGAATAGCAGGAGCTAATATAATAAACATTGTAGATAATGCAAATAAACCTATACCTATTGCAAATGATTTTAATGCATCACCTACTTTATCTAAAGTTCTTGCTCCTCTACTAATTCTTTGAGAAAGTTTCTTACCTCCTAATAATGCAACTGCCCCACCTACAACCGTCATAGATAATATTAAGAATGGTATTGCTAACATACCAGGTATAAGTAATACTGCTGATAGAGCTAATGCTTTTGAGAATTTCATTATGGAATCTCCCATTGCACCTAAGGCTTCCGCGCCTTTCTTTGCATTCTTTGGTTGAGTTTTAGATAAAGCTTTATCTAACTTAACTATGTAATTTGTAAATTTATCAACAGCCTTTTCAGGTACAAACAGCCACTTCATCATTGCTTTTGCCGATATCATTGCTGCTGCTGATACTAAAGACACTGCCTTTGCCCCAGCTTCTACTCTTTTAGGTTTTACGCTTTCAAAAGATTCTAGTGTAGAAGTTACAAAACCTTTAAATTTACCTAAAGCTTTCTTTGGTACTAATAACCATAGCATCATTGCTTTGGCTGTTAACTTTGCACCAAGACCTAAATCTTCTAATGTAGCACCGGCATTACTTTTCTTAGCCTTACCACCTTTTTTACTAAACATTCCTCCTAACGGATTTCTGGATGTATTTGCTTCAATAGCGGTCAATAAGTCTGTGTGTGCATAACCTTGATCTAATAATAAACCTACTTGATTTGAATTAGATGAATTACTTCCAGAATTTGCTATTACCCTAAGTAGGTCAGTTTGTTTTTCTAACTGATTAACAACTTCCTTTGTAAAATCACCACCACCGCCACCACCGGTAGAAACTGCAATAAGAGCATCTAATTTTTCATTAGTGCTCTGTGCAGCGGCCTCTATTTTTGATAGAGGGTCCATTAAATCTTTAAGAGTTACAGCAGCCATTCAATCTATTTATTTATCAGAACTTTGGCATACTAATCTTTGGCATAGATGGAGTTTTAAATGAACTCATCTGCTTGTTCATAGACTTAGACATGCTGTCCGTATTATATTTATCCGAATAGGATTGAGTATTCTGTTTATCCTCGTCATTACGATCCTTGAGAATCTCATTAAACATTTCTAAAGTATATTCATACTCATAAAAAGGAAGCAAATCCAGCTCTGAAGGCTGGAGATGCAACTTTTCTAATAATAGTACTCGTACTTTATAAAAGTTCAGAAGAGATATCTTGAATAATAAAGAGAGCTTTGATCCCGCCGGGAAACGTGAGCGGAACTGCGACCTCCTCACCACAGCTATCACACGGAAATGCGAATTCCGGCTTTACTCCTATTTTTGCTTTCTCTACCAATCTATAAATAATTGAGTATTTGCTAGCATCCCAACCTTGAAAATTTGTAATGGCTGAAAATATTTCTTTATCATTAAATCCTCTCCATTCTCTTTGAATGTAAGGTAAGATAGCTAAGGATGATTTATCCCAAGGTAAATTTTCTTCTTCTCTTTTTCGTATCCAATCAGTAATGGATCTCATAACACCAATTGTTGGTGGTGCAATAGTTAATGACCCGTGACTTTTAGTTGCAACAGTAAAACATTTATTTTCATAATCATAATACTTTTCTAATAAATCATCTTTATCATTAAATTGAAGATTACCTGTTCTTAGCTCCATAGATTCTTGAGATTTACAAGTTCCTGTTTTACAATTCTTTTTTCCAACTGGCATCATCAGTTTATTTTCACCTTCTTTAAATGTTAACTCTCTAATAGATAAGATCAGGTATATTCTATCCTCTTCTAAGACATCTCTATATGATCCCCTTTGGTTACCATACATGATTTTTGTACAGTTCACTAGAAGTGAGTTTAGCTTTTCATCTACATCTAAAATATTTTCTTCATCTAATGTAGAAAATTCTCTAATCTCACCAACCCTTGCGGCTCTAATATGAATTTCAAAATCTTCTCTATAAAATTGTCCAGCGGAAGGAAAGTTTACTAAGTCTAATTTAACATAACCAGTTAATGCTTGTATTCTTTGTATTTCTGGATCATCAATGGATGTTACACCAGAACCTCTACTTGTATCTACAGTTCCTAATTGTGTAATTTTACCATCTTCATTTGTTTTTACCTCGGCTTTAGTATCTACTATACCTTCGGCCGCCTCAAATTCTTTTTTAATATTGTCTTCGTGACTACTCATAATTATTTAGTTTTTATTAATTGTTTTTCAGGCGCAGTTTCCTCTACTATATGTTCAACTATTAACTGTCTTACATATTTGGATACTGGCAACGGTTTTGTTTTATTTTCCATTGATTTTTCGATGATGATTGAATTTAAATTATCTTCATCTTCTGGTGTTAAGAGAACTTGTAGTTTTTTAGTAAGTCTCTTTTTTTGTGGAATTAATTCTTGTACGCTTTCGTTATATCCATATTTAGGATTATCGGCTTTATAATTTTTTATCCAAAATTCTAGCCTTTCCATTATATGACTTAATGATTCTTCAGATTCAAATTCTTCAAGAATAGTTTTTTGAAAAGATCTTGTTCCAAAATCTTTAACTGCTCTTTTAATATATTTACCTGCCCCTAAATTGTTAGGGTTATCATTAATCGAATAACCTACATAAACTTTTCCATCAGTTTCATTAATTACTTTAAAGATTGTCATATGTTTAGATTATATAATTTATAATATATATCAGAGTGAAGATAAAAAAACTGGCCCTAGAGCCAGTTTTCTATTTAAAATATTTAAAAAGCTATTATGCAGCTCCAACATTTTCTTCAACCCAGTGATCACAACGATAAGTCATTGTTAAATCAACTGCGTCCGGAGTTTCATAACTTAATTCATCTACAAAATCAGGTTGACCTGTAGGGAATACATCTTTACAAGTAATCTTTCTAAAGATATCACCTGCTCTGTTATATTGTACAATGATCATACTTCCTACATAGTCTTTCTTTAATCCCATTTCACCAGTCAATGGATCATAGATTAATTTGTACCAATTACGGAATGTATTGTAAATGTAATTTTCATTAGCTTCGTTTAAGTTAAGACTAAAGTTAACAGTCAGATCCATAAATGTTTGACCTGGCATACTTGCAAATGAACGATCAGCAAATTTGTATTTCTGTCCGATTGCATCTACAGCTGGGTTTAAGTTATTTAAACCTCCGATAGTTTTAACTTGCTCCAAGATTAAACCCGTATCATCCCCTAGCGGTGAAAATACCGTCACCTCGAATAGGTTAGGCTGAACTGGTTCGTACCTTTGGCTACTGGCCCTTGATTGGGTATAATGTGGTAGTGGCATAGTTTATTTTATTTTTTTTATATATTCTTATTTAGTTTCCTCTTATTGGAAGTTTCCTGAACTAATAGCTCCTGTTTTCAAAATAGTTGTTCTTTGTACAAGAATTTCCATTCCTCTTACTGGCTCAATATATGTATCTAGGATACCTACATTTTGATCAATAACTTCTGGAGTATTATTAGTTTCATCCATTACATTCTTAAAGTCATAAACACCATCATCATTTTGGACTGTTGATAAAAAGTTATCAGCAAGTGTTTTAATCTCTAATCTTGTTTGAGCTGTATTGAATTCAAATAGATAGTTTCTAAGGATTGCTTCAATACCGTCTTGGATATAAATTACAACCTCTCTACAGTTAATAGAACTTAATGCAGATTTTGTAGTCTGCTGTGCAGTTTTATTTGCAAAGATTGTTGGACCAGTTCCACTTTGGAATACAATCGGATTCAATCCAAATGGTTCTAAGTATTCTCTGTCTTCTTTTCCAAGATTAATTTCTAATCCTACAACTCCAGTTCCACCTACAACACCTCGACGAACTCCGGCAACTAATGACCACGGTAAAGCGTTTTCATATTTTGCAATAAAGTTATTTGAAACGTATGCAGCTGGTACAACATTTATATTTCTACCTAAATCCCTAATAGTAATAAAAGGATAATAGAATGCTCCCCAACTCGCACCTTGTGTTTGAGATGGTAATGAGTATCTTACTGTAGGATTTAATGCAAGATCACCACCAGTAGAAATAAATCTAGATGATAAGCTTCCAGTTAGATCTTTAAACGAAGGATCTGTATTGTTTTTAAAGTCCTTAGCAGATGGAGCATTTAATATTGCGAATGCATTCTTTCTAGTAGAAGCTAATATTGTATAGATCGCTTTAGATCCACTTTCAATACCGTTTCCGAATGTATCTACAATATATCTAAAGTTAATTACATCTCTATCAGTTAATGCCTTAAATAAATTAGTTCCATTTAAAGTACCATTTAAGATTTCATTCTGTCTTTCATTAGTTCCGTTAGGTACATGAGTTGAAGTTAACTTAAATCCATCCAATGTAAAGATATTTAAATAATCAATCCACTTATCTATTGGGTAATATAATTCTACTTTAACAATACCTGCAGCGGTTGTTGTTGATATTTCGCTTTGACATGTTACTAACAATGCAGATTTATTTGCAGGGATAGTACTAAACTCAGCATTTGTTAATCCGCCTTGTACAACATTTATTCTTGTTAACCTTGAATGTGCTACACCGTTAGGATCACCTTCAGAATGTACTAAATAGTTTCCTACAACTACAGCAGCAGCATCAGGATTATCAGATGCTATCAATACTTGGTTAGGCTTTAGGCCAGTTTCAGTAACTGAATTTGAAATAATATCTATAGAAACATTATTTGCACCTTTTAGTGTTTGTATTCCTAATGTACCTGCAGCATAAGGGGCAGCGTCAGTATCTAAAAAGAAACCTCCATTAGCAGGATCTAAAGTAAATTGATCATGTGGTGTTAAATTATTAAATCCATCTTCTTCATAAGGAGTTACCTGAACAGATGGCAAGTAATAAGCCGGATCTGAAATTGGAACTGTTGTTAAAGCCGTTGTCGGACTCTGTGTATGAATCGCAGGATAATCTACAGCATTAAATACTAAATATGAAGTATCCTGTGTAGTAATTCCACCAATTGTATTTTCATATACCGCTTCATCTCCATCAGTAAGAGTACCGTTTGAGAATTGGCTATATAATGTTGAACCATATCCACCTATAATATTTGCATTTGCATTATCAGCTAATATAGCCTCATCAGTTACAAACCCAAAGTCACTTTCGTTAATATAAGTATATGATGCTCCAGTTACATTACTAAAATCAGCAGGTATAATACTACCAACACTTGATAATAATAAGGTAATTGTATTTCCTACAATCTGTACTGATATTACCGGAACATATTTATCTCCTGCACCTGTATTTGCTAATATGTAAGTTCCTACAGCACTTGCAGAGTTTTTAGTAAATCCTGAAAACGCATCCCATAATGGATCACCAGCAGAACCTACTACTTGTATTTGTATATCTCCACTTGTTAACTGTGTTACATTAATAGCTTCAGTTGTTGCGGATACTGTATTAGGAGTTGTTCCTGTACCAGCATAACTTACATCTGAAACAACAGCTCCACTGTAAGATAAGAAATTAACATCTTCCTGGAATGAATTAGCTTGAGTATATTCAAGGTTATGACCTATCATATCAATTCCACCAGCAACACCATCAATTAATGTATCACCGTCAAATAAATCTTCATTTACCGCGACGAATATACCAGTGCTTGCCGTATCAGCATTAATAACTTTTTCAATAAAAAGGTTATTACCTAATAGGTCTGTAAAATTAGGAAGCAATGATGCAGTATAAGTTGCAACGACATTAACTTCTGATTCATTAAAGAATTGTGCAATTTTTGTATCAGATGAATCTGAATCAAAAACTCTTCTTTTTAATCCTTGTACTTTATCAAAATATTGTTGGTAAATTGGATCTGCTACAAACCTTTCATACGGTGTTGCAGAACCAAAGTCTCCACCAAAGTTACCTTCTATTAAAAATACATCTACTAAAAAGTCGGATACTAAACTATCTTTATCTAAAAATCCTGGTACATTTGCAGCACCATACCATTCTTCAGCAGTTACATTAAAACCTGTTGAATTAGCAGAAGATGCTTTTCTTACAATAACTGAAACTGGATTTTGACCTAAATTGGTAAAATCTAATAAATCATTTGTAGTACCTGAATTAAAATCAAGTTTATTTGCATTTACATTGTCTAAGAATGCATCTGTGTCAGGATAAAAGAATTTATCTCGGTTGTACATTTTTTGATATTCTCCTAAGGCGCCGGCATTATCCTGAATGTCAGGGGTAGCAGCCGTACCAAATTTAATATACTCTACCTTATCGGCAGCAGTTAAGTTTAATAGATTAAGTGCAAGAATCGGTCCTCTTTCCAATGCTGCTAAACAGCTTCTGTGGAAAAATGAATCCTTTCTTTCTAGGTTTCTGTCAATGTCACCATAAACTTGTTTAAAGAATGCGGTGTCAGGTACAAATACCGGAGTATTGAAAGGTCCCGTTTTGGAGAAACCAACAATTAATCTTGTCTGATTAGCAGGAATACTAACTACTTGTGATTTGTCAAATTCAAATCTGTATGTTCCTGCAGCTTTAATCGAAGCGATTTTCGGATCTAGTGCCATCTTATATTATTTTTTTTATTTGCTTTTTTTATATATCCACTAACCTATAACTTTTTATACCAGGTCGTAGATATCAAAATTAAGTTGACCTCCTTTTGCATCCTTATCTAAGATGACATCAATTTTATCTTGAATAGCTTGTTCAGCAACATCATGAAGCTCTTCAGCAAAATCAGAGAAGTCTAAAGTAAAAAAGATTTCAGAACTATTTATACATGTCATTATTAAATCATCATGACCTAATTGACCAGCATAAGTTCCATTCGGTAATTTACCAAATGTTGCTGCTTCATAAACGGTTTGCTTATCTTTTATTATAATTTTATTTTGTGTAATATATTTTTTAAAGTTTTGACAAAATATAGGTTTATTATCTTTTTTAACTTTTAATCCAAATTGTTTCGTTTTAGCATCTATTCTATGTTTAAACTTAACAACTGATTCTTCATCAAAATCATTTCTTTGTGGAAAAACTGTTTCCATTCTTTTTATTAACTCACCACCAAATAAATTCCATTCTATAATTAGTTTTACATTTTCAGAGTAAAAAACATCATAAGCTAAAATATAAAGAGATTTTGCAAATTCTTCAATTGTATGATTGTTACTTCTAAATCTTCCAACTTGTCTAATTCTATAAAAATCAATAAAGCTACCTGGAGAAGTTACCTTTTTCCAGTCCACTTCTTCCATGATTTCTACTTTAAAAATATTTATAATAGAATAGTCACCACCAGTACCTTCTGCAATATCTACAGAGAATACCCAGTAATTTTCATCTTCTTCAGCTTCATCCAAATTAAATTCAGGATCCCATAGTAAACCAGAATAGTCTACATCCTCATCATCAAATTCAATTACTTCTCTATGTACAAAATCTATTTGATTCGTTGTTAATTTTTTAAGGCTATCAGCGCCTAATAGCAATGACGATCCTGCTATAAACTGATTTCCATATTGTCTATTAAATGCCTCATCACTACCTAGGTTGGCAACTTCTTGCTTCATCCATGCATCGTCTCTACCTGGTACATCCCACCAATCAACTCTAAAGGGCGTATATTCACTTAGGCCTTTATCGGCAGCAGTAT